ACTGTCCCTAGATACAAGTAAGTGGGGACTGGAAAAACTCACAAACGCATCAGCTATGTTTCATGATTGCTTTGCCCTTCAGTCACTTGATACTAGCGGATGGAGGCTAGAAAACGTAACTACTATGAGACAGACATTTGATAGTTGTAGAGCACTCACAACCTTAGGTGATACAAGTAGGTGGAACTTGATAAGGTGTACAGATATGCAGAGTCTTTTTTCTAACTGTAATCAACTAACAAAAGTAGACATTTCCTACTCTAGTACCCCTATGGTTGTAACATCTAACTTGAATAGTACTACGTGGAGTGTAGGTAATCTTGAGTCATTAGTAGGTGACCATACGGAGACAGATAATATTAGTGTATTTAATGGGTATAACAGCACTGATTTTGATATTAGAAATGTAGTAAACTTAAATCTTGCATCTATCCTTGCGACTATCAGAGGTCTAGGTACAAATAGAACTAAGAGAAAGTTTTTCACGCCGCAAGGTTTTGATAAGTCTAGGATACCTCAGGAATATAAGACAATGTTAGAAAATAAAAATTGGGAACTAACGTAATGATGAAGAAATTAATTACCGGTCTCGCATCTATTCCGGTTGACAAATGGATGCATGCAGTAGTTAGTATGTTAATTGCTGTATTCTTGTATAAACTATTTGCACTTACGGGCATGCCACTTATGATGACTCTTATCGTTTCATCAGTCTTAACAGTTGGTATTGGTATTGTGAAGGAGGTCTGGGATAAAAAAAATAATGGATCACCAGAAGCACGTGACATAGTAGCAGATATTATTGGAGTAGTAGTGGGAATATTACTAGTACTTTGGATCTTGCTTTAATTACTTACTCATATCTAGGAGAAATCTTAGGTATGAGTATTTTTCTTTTCTTCCTCGAACAAAAAAGAATAGAAGCCAACACACTGACCTCTATTCTCTTAATCATCTTACTTACTCAGCTTACCCCTCTTTTCCTGGATAAGTTTTTCAAGATCTTCTGCTGACATGCTCTTAATATCAGCCCTCTTCTTCTCAGCCAGTATATCTTCCAGCTCTTGGATCTCCTTACTTGTCTGGTAGTTCTCCTTTGCCTGCTTACTATCATCTACCCTTGTCAAGTAAACATCCTTAAGCACTTCAAAACGGAGCACTGCCTGTTCAACTTCTGGATCCTGTGGCTTTGTCTCTAAGAAACTAAGCTCACCCTGACCACCTGCACCTTGGAGTCTTTCTTTCTCCTTGTATGCGTCTTCTACTGCACTCTGGAGATCTGACATCTTAAGGCTCCAAAGTTCTTCTGTTGTCACTTGTCCAATCTTAGTAGTATATCTAAGATGGAGTTTCATTGCTTTCTTGTACATACTTTTTTAGAATTTAATTCGTACTACTCTCTTATGTGATCCACTTAATCTCACCACTACCTCATCACGGACTGTTGCATTAAAGCCAAGTCCACTAAGCTGCCCAGGTACTGACTTACACCTACACTTATGACCCAGTACTTCCATTACTTTTCTATGTTGTAATAGTTCTGGTGTCAAGAATTCATTGTGGAAGGTTCTAATATCATCTGGTGACATGGCCCCTTCTAGCATAAAGAAGTAGTGTTTATTACCAATACCGTTCTCTTGCCAGTAATTTGGACTAAGACAGAGAAGATTAACCTTGTGGAATTCTAGTGTGTCCAAGCCAAATACTGTCACCTGTTTAGTATCACTACTTACTAGGTATGGTGTATTTTCAATCCTCTCAAGCTGGCCATTCTTAATATAGATGTCTGCTATCTGTGCATCTTTCTTTACTTCCTGGCCTACCTCAAAGTTAAATGTTTGATCACCTACCACTACCTCTGCTTTGACGCCACTATTCTTACCGCCATCGAAGTTGTGTATGTAGAGGTGATATAAGCCATCCTTAACTGTGCTCATGTCAGGGTAGAAGATATTTTCAACTCCTACATCTCTTGGTCGAATCATATCAATATCAATAACACCGCCACAACCACTCTTTTGTCTTGGTATACGGTCCATCATCTTATTGATATTATGTAAGCCGTAGTAGATATGGTCGCTCCCTGGCTCTACCAGGTGTGCATCAAAGTCAACAATACTTTGTCCATCTTCGTTCCAGAGTATTGAAAATCTGAAAGGTGCATCAACAAAACCACCTGCCGACTTCACTGCCTTCTTGATCATGCTTTTTCCTGCCAAGTTTCCGGTGTAAGTCCAAGAGAAGTTATTTTGCCACTTGAATATCCTCTTACTATCTTTGTTTGTTGATGTAATGAGTGATACAAAATTCTCTGCGTGGCGATTCTCAAGGTATAATTCCACACCGGTACATCCTGGCAGAATATCTTGCATGAACTTCTCAATTCCTACTTCCTCGACATTATCAAAGACTGCCTTCTTATGTTGTGAGTGCGTAGGAGTCAGCCCATCAAATACACTCACCACAGACTTAGCCTTTGCAAGATCCGAGTTAATATGTAGTATGTTAGGAAGGTCGATATCATCAATCACTGCACACCTACGGTTGAATGAATCTTCGTATCCATTCTCCTTCACAAACTTCTCAGCTTCTTCAATCTGTTTCTTAGTAATAGGTGCACTAGCCTTCATGTAGTTGGCTGGATCTACCTTGTAATTGAATGACTTGCAGGCCTCGTTTATTTCCATACCTTGTGACAGGTCAGACATAAGAGTACCAATTGCAGTATTCAAGAACTTAGACTTACCACCAGCCCTACTAGAAACAGACCAAGCCCATCTATCTCTCTTACCCTGCTCTACTTGATTGTATTCTTTTTTACAGTCAATCGCAAAGTTAAGGGTACTCATATAAGAATCACCATTAAGTAGGGATCCTTGTAGTGTTAAGTCCTTGATGAGCTCTAATGTATCTAGGCTAACTTCTTCCATTGCCCTCACTAGTACATCATGATTAGACTTTGCAAGACCAACCAGGCTTTCAGTACTATCACCTGTCTTATTGATAAACTCGGCTGGTATCTCAACGTAGAAGTGGTTGAAAGTAATGGTCTGATTCTCCACAATCCCTGAATCTGGCCATCTCTGTACATCTTCTAGTAAGTAGCGCTTTGTATTGCGCCGAACACCTAGGAGATAAGTTGGTTGATTGTCTGTTGGGTTTGATTCGTATGGAGTTCTTGGATTTACTAAGTACGATAATGACTCAATAAAAACTCCTCCTACCTCGGCGCCCTTAATAAGCGCAGACATAGCACGAACTGACTTACCATACTCATCCTCAACTTCTTTGTCCTGTATATCCAAGTCAAACAGGGTCATGATATTGAGGTCAGAATCAAGTGCAATAATATTACCATACCTCCTAACAAAAGCGTGGCAGTAGTTGCAGTTATGGACACTACTATCAATGTCCCTGAAAGTTGGGTCTGGCTTCATTCCCTCTAAGTAGGTAGTCCAAAGCTGTTCTGGATCTACACTACTCCTAAATAATTTTCCAGTCTTACACATCTTCTCAAACTGGACTCTCATCAGTTCTGTTAATCTTTCCATAATTTTTTGTTATAAAATGAATTCATACTTTCATCACGTCCATAAAGTTTAAAGTACCTGTTGTCCTCTGAATAATTACATGAACAACAAAGTACTGCGTTTCTTTTGTTAATCATAATAGATGTTTTACTGTTATTATTAATGTTTTCACACAAGTAAGGAATCAAGGGGAAACAAAAAAGAGAGCCGAGAAATACATCCCAGCTCTCCCACACATTATCAACTATTTATATGAGCTTCTTCTATTTCACACGTAGAATCTCCTCGTCAATAATGTGTATTCTATATTGTCATTAATAAGGAATTGAAGGCTTCCCAGATGCAGTGCCATAATACAGAGGCCGGTTGAAAAGAAAAAGTACCTAACCTATCTATCACAGACAAGTTAGGTAGAGTACATTTATGGTAGAAAATCAATATAGTCTTTATAGTCGGGCGAAGACTTAGGGAGCGGGCCATCACAATCTGCAATTACTAACCTTTTCTTCTCTCCAAATAATTTCATGAAGGGCTTGCAGATTGTATTAAAACTATTTCCAACCTCAACACCGTCAATTGGTAAGTCTGGAAAGTATGCATAAATCGTAGTGTAATCTATTCTTCCTCGTGGTGGTAGTATTTTAACTTTTAAACCGTCCACTACATTACTTAGGCCTACTACGAAATGCATAGCAACTGGACTGACATATAGGTAGCCCGGTGGAATATCTATACTTGTATCCTCGTCGTGGTAAGGAAATTCAAACCTAACCTCCTTACTTACCTCACCTTCATACTTATTAATGATATCGAACACTAATAGGTCTAGCCAATAGATACAGTGCGTAACATTTCCCCATGAGTGCGAATTATACTCAACTGGCGGAATATCTACACCAATATTTAAAGTACCATCCTGATCTTTGCTGAATACTATCGTCAGGTGCTCTACTGATAATCCCAATCTATCTGTACCTATAATATTATCTATACAAACTGGTCCCATTGTGTCATAATATATATACTTAGGAGCCTTTTCTTTTATGTATTCTTTTATTTCTTCAAACTTCATACCTTCCTAGTATTGAACTGCATATTTGACATTCTCCTTAAACTCTTTCCAGGTTGTTGAGTTAGTCATCATGAACGAATAGTATGCGCAGTTCTTAAATTCATCTATCCATTCGTCGAGTGTTAATTCAATGCTAACACTTTCCCAGCCTGAGTCCGATAATACTACCTTACTGCCTACCGATTTTTCCCAGTCCTCAACACTTTTAAAACCAGCCCTCTCAGCTCTTACCTTAGGCGTTGTATTTCCCCAATAATACCTACTGAACTGATTTGACTTTATCTTATACTGATCCATATCCGGCGGCAGTGTAGACTTATCGATTGGTGTGAGCTCTGTTTGACTACTTTTCATCAAGATTTCACCCTCTGCCTCAAGTACCCTAGCAAAGTCTCTCCCAATCATTACATAGTCAGCACCCAAGGCAAGACATTTAACAGCATGAAGGTATGAATCAACACCACCATCAGCTATTATCTTGACAGGGCGGAGATTCTTATTCACAGACTTACTCTTCTCAGTCTTTATATCATTGAGTAAGCTAGCAAGTGGATAGTGAAACCCATACTTACACTTATCTACCAATGAACCACCAGATATACCAACTCTCATGTAATCAAATCCTGCCTTGCTGTAATACTCATAGGTGGCTGGGTTTGCTACATTTCCGCCCATGAGTAAGATTTGACCACCATACATCTTCTTAAGTTCATTGCAAAGAGACATAATACCTGCATCATGACCATTACCGGCATCGATACAGACATGGAACTGATTATTACTCTCTCGTCTCGTACTCAAAAAGTTCCTCCTTACCTCAACCACAGTAAATGCACAGAATACCCAAGCACAGTAATTAAGTCTTAGGTCAATATTCTCAGTGCTAGGTATGATCGGCCGTATTCCCGCTGAGTCATAAATCTTGGCACTCTCACTACCCACTATTGATGGCATTGGAGAAGTGAATATAGGAAGTGTATCTGTATTACTTCCCGTTACATCTAATTCATCACTAACCAAGAAATCAACATCAGCGGATAAGTGGCCGTTATTAATAGCACTTGGTAATAATGTAATGTCTTCTAGCTCATACAAATCTATCATCTTCTTCTTATTTTTGTTATTACTTCTTTCACAACAATAAGGAATTAAGGGGAACGAAAAAAAACGACAGAGAGTTAATTGTCAAAGCGTTCTCCTAGGTCTTACGATCTGCCTGGCACCAAAACAATTTCCTTTCGACTCTCTATCTCTACCAGTACCGTAGGTTCAACTTGGGTATATGATGCATCCTCTTGGCCTCCCACGGAACCCTCCTGCGTACATAGCTCTCCTTTACCGCTACAAGGGTAGTCTAGCGTCTTTAGCTTAGTACTTATAGTCTGTACTAATAGGTCTATAAAACTAGACGAAATTCAACCTAGTATCAAAGCATGTTTTCACCTCAATACTCCTATTACACTATTAAGGATTTAAGGGCGTCACAATTACATCAATGTTATAAGCGTATTTGAAATATCCCTGTAATATATCCTTACACTCTTCACAAGAATTCAAAAGATCTAGCTCTGAGAAACTAAAAATATTATTACCAAGCAACTGCACACCACTTGGGACGTTATTACAAATTATATATTTTTCTAATCTATCAATAGCCTCTAATGTAGTGGTGCCGAGGACCTTGGTAATTGAATAATCGATTAAGTCTGAGTAACCTAACTTAATAATCTTATCTGGCTTATTCGCTAATACTATATCTAATTGATTTAAAAACACATCCATTGAATCTGGATCGCTACCAAATTCAAAGAACCTTAGAATCTTAAATCCCCAAGTACTTTTTATATAATCGTCTCTAGCTTTATCATAGTCGTAGTCATGTAAGTTAGAGTCTATTTCCACAATCAGGTTATACTCTGGAAAAATATAATCCGCTAGGAAATAATTTCTACCTCGTTGTTCTCCATCTGATATTCTATACCTATCACAACAAGATTCCCATTTAGAAATATCCTTTATTACCAACGGTACTTCTTTATAAACCCTATGATCTGAATAAGCCCTTTTCATCATTAGGTCGAAATACTTAGACCACTCACTTGAATTCTCAATCAACGCTTTGTTCCTATTAGCTTTTAAACTAATAGTACACCCTTTTCTGGTTTTATAATAGGTAGGTATCAAGTATCTTCCAATACTAAACAAACACCTACCATCTTTCTTTAAAAACTTTAATAATTTTTTATTCTTCATACCTATAAGGGTTCTAGGGCAAAATAAAAAAAGAAAGAGAACTAAGTCTCTTTCTTCTCATAAGATCTTTCTATTACTTTATCTAGTAATTGAATTGGGAATGTTTCATAGCGTTCAAACTTAAATGTCAACTCAACTGCTCCATTATCCACACGCCCTGCTTTATTCATTAGTGCATTTCTGAGTACTAGCACATTCTGGCTGCTACAAATAAAGAAGTCATCTGTGTAATCAACCTTCTTCCAATATTCACGTGTACTAATCTTCTTGAAACTATGAAAGTACCTTGCCGGCACTTGAAATCTAATGCCCCCTAATTCAGACCCTTCGCAGAAAAAAGTTGCTCCTATTATTGGGTCAACTTCGTAAGGCATATGTTTAGTAGTGTCTTCAAGCTTCAGCACTTCAGAGATCTCATCACTAACCTTCGGCATAGCAACTAACCTCATATTACTACTAACACTAGGTATATACTCACATTCATAGTAAATCAGCTCAACCTCACTAATCTCGTCAACTTGAAACCTCTTATTACCTACTATCAGCTTAAATCTCATAGTTCCACAAAATCTAAGAACAGTATATCACCCTCTACTTCCTCTCTGATCTTCTTATTCCACAGCCTAGCAAATAACCAAGGGAAAAGATCGTCAATAAATCCAACCCATCTTCTCCATCCACTAGTCTCTAATGGTTTTCCCGTGAATATAGACGTGGTGCTACTATATCTATCTATCAGAATTGGTTCATCATTAATTCTGTCATCAAGTATTGTTTTCCACGTTTTCTTATCACGGAACCCAAAGAACTTAACCTGCCTGAATGTATTGATCAGGGTAGTGCAGAAAGTAAGAAAATAAAACTTCTTCTCTGTCATTACTGCTAGGGGATCAGGCGTAAACAAAAAGGGCGGAGTTTCTAGGATTAATCTCACACTAGCATCACCTTTCTCATTTAACCAGCCTAATATACCACTCAGCTTTTCAACACTACACTTAAAAGTCATCCACCCATGTCTTACTAGGGGCTTACCATTCTTATCAAACCACAGCCTGATATCAAATACCCTTACACCTAGCCTATATTGCGCCCTAATATCCACGCCTTGACATCTAGCAGTGAAATGAAAGGGCCACAATAAGATAGAACTAGGTCTTAAGTAGGAAAGTGAATTATGACTTCCTAGAATTCTCATCTTCTATCATTCTTTCTAAGGTAGTAACACTTTCCTCATAGAATTGATCTCTTCCTACTTCAGTTACCCCCAAGTTAATTAAGGCCTGGTGAAATCTCGTGTCTGGATACTTTGTTAGGTACATGACAATCTTATTGATTATCTCAAAATTGCTCACCTGTCTCTTCTTGATCATCTCTTTCAGTTCCATCGTCTTCTAGTATTTTTGTTAAACTATCTCTTAATAACTTAGCCTGTGTAGTTGATATCATCTCCGTACCAAGCGTCCTACCGTACATAGAGAAGGTAAGTAAGATTCCATACTCCTGCTTCTCTGTGCTAACAATTACATCTTCTATTTCGTACATAGCCTAATAATATCTGGAAATTCTTGAAGTGCCTGCCTAAGTGTACCCTCAAAGAGCCAACTACCTAATAATCTACCTTCCTTATGATCTAAGTAGGTTCTTGTCTCTTGGTACTCTTTCATTAGTTCCTTTCTGATTGCTGGTTTATCCTTAGCATCTCTTAATTTCTTACTGATCAAGTCAAGGTCCTGTTGTAATGCCTCAACTGATTTTCTACAAGGACAAGGAATACGGAAAGATATAATAGAGTCAAGACCATTATGTACCACTGTCTCTGTATTGTATATCATGATCTTAAGCTTATTCTCTTCCTTCTCTCGCTCCTCTGAATTTCTATAGAGGTTAGATAGTAGGTGAAACTTATAGAGGCTTATTTCAAATTTTCTGAGCCACACTAGTTTCTTTGGCTTGCCCTTCCAATATTCAAACTTAATACCCCACCTTACATCATTATCCTTCTTGCAGCTAATGTGTCCACAAAAATTTCTCCTTAGTAAGTTAAAATTAAATGTCTTGTACATAATTGTTATTTTGGTTTATAATTGATATTGCATTGGACCTCTACCATACCTAAACTCTTCCGGTAATACTTCCCAATCACCCGGTAATGGTTTTTTATATTGGCTCATTGATAGTCTTAACTTAAACATACGTAGACAGATACTTTCAATAGATCTACCAGAAATAAATCTTCTCTTAGTCTTTACTGAAACACCTAATCCATCATTTCCCTTCATGCAAAAACAGAAAGAAAATACCAAATGCCTCTTCTTCGTAGTTATACTAAATTCTCGGTACATAATTATAATACCTTGTTAAGTTTAAATCCATCATATAAGTACATAGTCGTGCCAACCTTATAGTAACACCCTGCACTCAAGTTAATTCTCTTCCCTGTCTTAGCGTCTTGATAGGTACAGTAATTTCCCTTATCAGTCACCAATATCCTAGTACAAAGTAGTTCCTCAAGTCTTGCCTCCTCTGTACCAAGTTCTAACATCCTATTCCTTACCTTACTGAGTTTCTCCTTAATGTCGGTAATTCTCTTCTCAACTTCTTCCAATGCACCCTCGATAGTACTGAATAAGTTAAAATCATAGTACCTCCTGAATCTGCCGGGTAAGTTTCCAGGATTAATAGAACAAAGCGGAAAATCTGAAGTACTATATTCACCATTACCTTCTTTGTCTTGGAACCTAATCTTTCCGATTAGTCCTCCTTTCTCATCTAGTACTTGAAGCTTGAGAGTACGTTTCACTGCATCTTCCTCTAATGTATCGCCTATCACCACATTAACAATACGAGGACTAAATTCATCAAACTGGCCACCCTCAACCATGTACCACTTACTTCCTTTTTTAAATTCACTTAATAACCTGTCTTCCCACATTATAATTTATATGTTTATTTGTTTTGTTTACACATATAAGGTATTGACGCCACTAGTCCACGAAAAATAACTAGGTACCAGAGACTTAAACCCTAGTACCCAGCACGTTTTATTGTTACTTCTTGTGGAATCTAACCTTTATCTTGCTTAGATCTTTTGACATATTACAACCACCCTCGATGATAAACCTCTGATATGGGCTGCTTACTAACTTTTGAGCCCCCACAATATCATCTCTGCTGGTATCACACTCAACATCTAGTGGACAATTCATAATCTTGTCATATAGCTTTAAGATAGACTTCGCACTTCCCTTAAACTCAATTGTATTCTCATCAATTGTCTTAAGTTCGTTCGCCTCTTCATAACTATAACCAACGAGCAAGTCAAAAAGTAATCTAATCTTTGGACCTATTGTTGCACAGAAATCTGTATAATTCTTATCGTAAAATCTTCTAATCTCAAATACCTTTTCAACTGGTATATAGTTAGTATTAGAATCCGTAAATGTTCACCTAGGTTCACTACACCTAAGCCGTGAGATAAAACCCCACTGCTAACCCTCTCGAGCTAGACCAGACTATATCTTCAGTTCTTACACTGCCTACTGTTTCGAATATCAAACGTTTATATTCTACTCTACTTGGTTAACATGTACTGTTCCTTTCGATAGTCGTTGAATGAGCTATTACACTCACTGCTGATTATCTCTATCTGTTAGGTTATTACACTCTGGTACTAACAGCTTAACAAGACGTCCCAGCAATTTAGTAGGTTTAACGTGCACCATTCTGTCAATGCACCACGATAATTGGCTGAAGTGGCTGTTTCCAACCTTCTTCTAGTGATTTCCTGATGTTATTATAGAAACCACAAGCCATAATAGAACTTGTACCTCCCTGAATTGGCAAGTTGGTACCTAGTCTTTCTATTCTTGCAATAATATTTCCTCTCTCACGATCTGTTGTTGCCTTTGGTAGGTAATCAGTATACTCAATCAGTCTTAGTTTATCTCCTAAGAATGTATTGATATAACCATCGTGAGTCATTGGATAAGAACCTTGCTTTGCTACATATTCTCTAAGCTTTGGGAATGAATTGTAAAGACCCTGTATAATATCATCAGCTTCATTCAAGCTACATTCAAGTCTCTCTGCTAATGAATTCTTACCTAGACCATACAATACACCAAGGAAGATAGTCTTAAAACGCTTCCTCCATTTCTTCTTCATCTTATCACTTAAATTATCCCACTCACTCTCACCTAAGTAGAGCTTCGCAGAATATATGTAGATGTCTGATCCTTCCTCAAATTTTGCTATCAACTTAGGGTCACCACTGGCATACCCCGCTGATTTCACCTCCGCACTACTACAATATGTTCAAGAGCTACGCAACCTGCTCCCAGTTCTCATTGTTGAACTTCTAAGTATTTCTACCTAGTTCAGACTATATCACATTCTCCCTATTAACCTGAGAGAACCCTACCTTTTCCACTCTGCGATTTCAAGTGTACTCCCCACTACAGGGATAGTCGTTGAGGTTTATAAAATATAAGCGTGTTTTTTTGGTCAAATGTTCTTTATTTCGAGTAATAACTTATCTAGGTCTTCATACACTAAATAAGGATACTCGTAAGATATTTCATTTCTAGATAGATTTGAGAAATAATATAATCTAATATTATGTTCATCACACAATCTCCTCTTATTATCATCTCTTTCTACTCTATCTAAATACCCACTTCTGCCGCCAAAGAATTCTATAGGTTCAAAATGTTGAATACCTTGACATTCAATAGCTGCTTGAAAGTCTGGCAAGTAAAAATCTAATCGTTGACTTTTCTTATTAGATAACCAGTCCCATGTCATTTGTTCTATGAAATTCAAGTTATTAACTACTAGATAGCTTCTTACTATCTTTTCTAAGCTAGAGGAATTACATTTAGGGCACCCAGTTCCGTGCAGATGATCCCAGGCGGTTTGTATAAACTCTCCATGAATTTTACAGGATATGTTAATTTTCTTATGTACGCTAGAAAATTTAGTCATCCCATAATCATATATATCACCATGTACTAAACGAGCCCTTCTTAGAAACTCAGCTATACCCATAGATTTTTGCTTAGCTGCACACTTAGGGCAATCTGAGCCCCTCATGTGAATACCAGCCTGTTGGATAAACTCTCCATGCTCAGGACAAATTATCTTAACCTTAGACCTAGTATTAATATACACAGACTTACTATAATCATACTGAATCTCATGATTTTTCCTACTGACTGACACAAATTTATCTAAGCTATTTTTCTTATTAGGGGCACAGTCAGGACACCCTTTTCCCTCTAGATGGCACCTAGGCTCTTGAAGAAAGGTTCCATGTAAACTACAGCAAATGCTTACCTTAGTTCTATTGTTTGTATATGTAACATTGCTATAATCATATTTATTTCCAAATATCCTTCTTGCTTTTTCTATAAATGCTTTTGTCTTATTTTCATTATTAGATTTTGACATACTATTTTTTTTTATTTTGCTTATATTTTTTAAACCTGCTGATTTACCCTAATATCAGATTATTACTTCGTGACCAATCGATAGTACTGATACACTAACAGGTATTCCCAGCATTTAAGTAAGTTATTTATTCTTGGGATCACTCCCAAGTGACACTAGTTTTTTGTATAATGTCAAAGTACGTTAGTATTTGAGAAGAACCACCATATATTATATTACCATTAGAGTCCCATGCTGGAGGTGGACACAATACATCCTTACAATCTCCATGGCTAATTCTGTTATTCCGTTATCTTTCAATACGGCAAGACTATTTCATTATCCATTACTGGACAGGCTGCACTTCGAAGCCAAGAATTTCACTTAACCTCTACTCCCCACAACAGGATAGTCGTTACACCTTTCTAAGTATTCCTACCTAGACTTGGCACGAGATTAGCATATTACATAGTAACTTAGCCTTCCTCGTTAGCAAGAACATTTAATTGCTCTCACACCTAGCATCTTACTAGTTCACAGCCTTTTCACTTAAGTATTACTACCTAAGGCTACAATTTCTCATAGTGTGGAAAGGACTTGACCACCTCTTACTACTCTTACTCAGTACTTCATATCTTGTAAATACTTTCCAGACAGCACCAGGTTCATTCTCGTCCGCTTCTCTAATTGGTATATGATCTTGACCCTCTATTACCCACTTACCTGTCTTATGAAACATACCATCTGAGCCTACATATGTCGAATCTAGTTTTGAATACTTCTTGAATATTAAGTAGTTCAATACCATTTTCCGCATGAAGTAAAAATCATCATCCATGTCAGTAGGTTCAAAATGCTCTTCATAACCTGTATATTGTTCATTGAGAGTCGGGAAATATGTTGTCTGCGCTTGAAATCCTCTCAAGTTTGTCCATATCTCCTTAACACCGTCAGTCATATTATCAAGTTTCTTAGTAGCCTGCCAAGATGTAAGCGCAATATTAAATACCTTTTCTGGATATTTAAAGTCTACACCTGGCTCTTTCTCAACAAATGACCGCCACTGTTCAAAAAATTCCTGATACCCAACGTTGATGTCAGTAATGCCTCGATCACTGTAAAACTTATCTGTTCCCTCTAGTTGTTGGGTACTTTCTATCATAGCCGCTAAGTAACATGTCTGAGGTCGATACAAGGTAGCTAGTTCAAATGCAATCTGATCATTTTCAATTGGCGATTTACACTTGAAATAACTGTCGCTAACATACCCCGCATATTCTACCAACGGACGCTTCTCACCAAATGCATAGATCACATCCGGTACATTATGAATATCACTTAACTGCTTCTTCACCTTCTCTAATTCTGCATACGCCTTCTTATAGTATAAATATTTCTCCAGCTCTACATGCTTCCTGAATTTCGTTGGGTGTTTCGCGGGGTCTAATTCAAGCGACCTAATACCAACAAGATCACTAAACTTATCGGCAATGAGAGCGATTAATTTTTTCTTTCTCTTAACTGTCTCATCTATTTTTGTTGCCATCTTTACCTCAGACATCGCACCCCTGACAATATCTAAGAAACCATTTGCAAACTTAGGACCATACTTAATCAGAATACCACCCTCGTTTAGGCCAGTACTATAAGAATCCATACTATCTAAGTTCTCAAGTAGGATATCTTTAACTATCTCTACTACGTCTCCATTATGAAACTTACCCTGTTCTAGTAGTTTAACCGCCACAGGATGATAACGCTTTAATGATGCCGCCTGTTTTGAATGAGCCTGCATCTTAATATAACACCTAGCCTGAGCACAATATGTAATACTCCAGGCCATTTGCTCATGACAGTACTTTTCATAGGACTGTCTGAATGGCTCATCAATATAAAGACCACTACCCATTAACCTAGCACCAAGCCTAATGTTGTCCAAGTTAACCTTCCAACAATCCTCTGAATAAGTATCAAACCTAGACATTGCAATAAGGAGTGTATAGAATGAGTCAAGACAACAATAATGGCCAAGAATTTCACTAGGTACACACATAAAAGGATAACCCCAATACTCTAACATAAGACTATTGAATTCCCCTATGTAGTCTGGATATCTCTTACTCAGCTCTTTCCACTCAGGCGTATTGTAAAAGCTTGACTGATCTACCTTGAATACCTTACGTTGATCCTTCTTAAGCTTCCCTACTATCTCATATAAGCCTGAATCAATGAGCTCACTAATCCTGTCAAACTCACTATCCCATACATTCACGCCTAGGACTCTCTGAGCTGTCCACTTAAGAGAAAACTTCTTAAGGTGAAATCCATCCATTACATTGACAGCACTAGCATCACAAAGATTATATAAGTCAACACCAAGTACCCTATGACTTACCTGCCACTCATACTGCATATTGTAAGTCCAGATATGATCCATCCTCTTCTTAAAAAATTCACCCAATAACCTCAAAAGATTACTATACTCAGGTGAACCCTCTGGATAAGAATGGCGAATATCTGTAAGACTAATAAAACCACCAAATCTCTCCGTACAAATCGCAACACCACTTAACCAGAACTCCTTATCTAACGGCATACCACTCGCCTCATAGTCCATTCCATAGTGCTGCTCGAGAGGAAGACTATCTAAGTACTCAAGAAACCTAAGTGCACCTTGATAATCGTGAATAATCTTGTGCTGGAAACCTGAAAAACTAACAGGCCTCACAAACTCAGGACTTAAGAAATAATCAATGTCCTCTTGGCTTGGATACTCTACTACTACCTTTGAAAATGCACCGCCCTCCATACTAAGACGAGGTAACATAGCACAATCAGTATAAGTCTCATTTCTTACACCAAAATGATAGTAAGACTTCAAATACTTAAAAGGCTTACCACCAACAATTAATACACCGTCAGATTCACCTAATGATAACTTAGCAAGACGCTCAGCCTCACTCATACCATACAGGCTCTGAAGTGTGTAAACCTCCGAAAAACCTGAGCCATAATAACGCGCATAGGTCGGAGTCTCTTCTTGATCTACTAATACAATTCTTCTGTTCATTAGATCTTAAAAATAAAAAGTTTATATTATT